GCCGATTGGTGGGCTTAATGCTAAGGATTCGCTGGCCGCGATGCCGGCGACGGACGCCATCGTCATGCGGAACTGGTGGCCCCAGCCTTACGGTTGCACTGTCCGCAAAGGGTACACTGCGTGGACTACCGGGCTCCCCGCTAGCGTCAATACCCTTGCTACTTGGTCTGCTACTAATGGGACTCAGAAGCTGTTCGCTTGGTCCGGTGCCGGGATGTACGACGTCACCGCCAAGGGGGTAGCGGCGGCGGCAATCGTTAGCGGGTTGACATCCTCCATTTGGCAGACCGTCTCAATGACGAACTCTGCTGGTACGCATCTGATCGCCGTCAACGGCCAAGACAACGGCATTATCTACAAGCCTACAGGAGTTGCTCGTCTGATCCTTGGCGACGGCATCGTGGTCAATACTTGGGCTGGGCTTAACCCTGCCCTAGCTATTCAGCTTACCGTTCACCAACGTCGCCTCTGGGCGGTGGAAAAGAACACGAGCAATGGGTGGTTCCTCCCCCCGGATGCCTTCCAGGGAACCTTCAAGAAGTTTGACTTTGGCCCTTTGTTCAGTAGGGGCGGCTTCCTGCGCTCGCTCCACACTTGGACTCTTGACGACGGTAACGGCGCAGAAGATCATTTGGTGGCCATCTCATCGCGCGGAGAGGTGGCGGTATACCAGGGCACCGATCCTGAATACGACACCACGTGGAGCCTGGTCGGGGTCTACTTCATTGGAGCCCCTGTATCCGGTCGGCGCTCTGTCACCAAGATTGGCGGTGACCTCGGAATCGTGACCCAACAGGGGGTTGTATCTATGACGGAAACGTTGGCCTCCACCAAGGTCAACGAGGCACAGTCGCGGCTGATCACGGAGAAGATCCAGTTCCTTATCTCGGAATTGGTCAGCACCTACACCGACCTAGCTGACTGGGAGCTGTCGTACTATCCCAAGCTCAATATGCTGATGATCAACGTTCCCAGCGTTGTCCTAGGTGGAAACATTCAACTTGCTTCCAACCAGATCATCGAATCCTGGACTGAGTTCACGGAAATGGACGCAGCTAGCTGGGGCGGGCTTGCGTCAAACCCGTACTTTGGTGACTACCAAGGCAACATTTGGCAAATGTGGGACGGGGGCCAGGACAAGGTGGGTCTTGACGGTACGGGAGGCACTAGCATTCTCACGGACGTTCAGCAGGCGTACAGCTATTACGGTGCCTTGGCTGTTCAGAAGCAAGTCGGTATGTATCGTACCAACTTCCTCGTCAGCGTTCCGGTCCAGTACGCAAGCACCGTCCTGTACGACTACGACACGGCTGATCTCCCCGCCATCGGAGTGCTGCCCCCTGTCGGCGTATCTCTCTGGGGCGTGGGTCTCTGGGGGACCGCTACATGGGGCGGTGGTCAAGGGATTCAGAAGCCTTGGAAGAGCGCTTCGGGTATGGGCGTTGCCGCCTCGCTCCGTATGGTGATGCAGAGTGAGAATGACGTTCTGTGGATTAGCACCGACTATAGCATTATTGGCGGTCTGGGCATCCTATGACCTGGATTAATACTCATCCGGGTGTACCGCCCCTCCCGCTGTTCCGTAGCACGAATAGCGAAGGGACACCCATTACCATTGATACTACCCAGAGCACTGCATACTACGCTGAGAAGGGCGTAGTCAAGCAGATTCTGGATAGCACTAAGCAGTTAATTGCCTACGGGCAAATTATTGACCTTACACCTAGGGCCATAACCCTGGCGGCTACGTGGACCCCTATGGTTACGTACTCCTCTGGGCTGGCTAGCTCCAATGTTACAACGTCGTTTGCAAATGGAACATTAGCTATCGGCGTTCCAGGGGTATACCAGCTAGCTATAGGGATGAACCTATCTTTTGATGAAGTCAATAACGGGCGTCAATTTGGTGTACGCCTATTCGATGTAACTACGGGGTCCCCATACGCTACTACAACGATCTACGTTGGACGCAATGTTGGAGGCTCTACGGTAACGATAACAGTTAAGTTCCAGGCTATTAACGTTGGCGATACCTTTAGACTTGAACTTGGCGGCTTCGACACCTTTACCAACACTACTCGCAATAGTATAACGTTTGGCGTAGACGCCATCTCATGATTACCGTGGAGCATCAAGGTGCGTTGTCTTCTTGGCTATGCGAAAAGATTGGGTTGGTTCCCACTCCTGATCTGGTGTGCATTGGGAATAGGGATCATGCTCATATTTATGGTGTAGTAGGGTATGACCAGTTCAACGGGGCATCAATCATGATGCACGCGGCTGGAGAAGGGTACTGGCTTAACAAAGACATGTTGTTCGCGGTGTTCGACTACCCGTTTAATGTGTGTAAAGCCAACATGGTTATTGGTCTGGTGCCCTCAGGAAATGAGGCAGCTATCCGGTTCAATACCCATATTGGATTCAAGACCGAGCTTAGGCTCGAAGGTGCCCACCCCGACGGTGCATTGTTGCTAATGACAATGAAGCGCGAGGAGTGCCGTTATCTCTCAAGGAAACGCAATGGGCAAGAAAAGCAAAGCACCTCCGCCACCAGACTACACTAAGCTGGCTGAACAAACCGCTGCCTCCAACAAGGCGGCGATGGACCAGCAGACGGTGGCTAATCGCCCAAATCAGACAAACCCCTACGGGTCGTCTCAATGGGAGCAAGGTCCTGGTGGTCAGTGGACGCAGAACGTCACCCTGAACCCGGCTGAGCAAGCTCAGTTGGATCGTCAGCGTGGGCTTCAAGCCGGTATGACCACGGCGGCTAGTGGTTTGCTTGGCAATGCCACCGACTCGTTATCTAAGCCATTGACGGCAGAGGGGCTCCCCGGCATGACCGGGTACGACCCCTCCAAGCTAGCCCAAGTGGACCCTAATAGCATGAAGGGAGGCATCCCAGGGATGGGGTCCCTCCAAGCGGACCCGTTCACCATGGACGCCGCTGGAAACTCAAAAGAGATCCAGGACGCTTGGATGTCCCGCCTCGCCCCTCAGCGGGAGCAACAGCGGAACATGGAGATCCAGCGGCTCAAGAACCAGGGTCTGACGGAGGGGAGCGATGCCTTCAACTCTGGTATGGAGAGATTGGATAGGGGCGACGTTGACGCCCAGAACCAGGCTCTGCTCCATGGCGTACAGGAGTACGGGAACGTCTTCAATCGGGGTCTTCAAGCCAATCAGAACAACTTTGGTCAGAACGCTGCCGTAGCCAACTTTGGAAACCAAAGCAATGCCCAAGGCTTTGGTCAGAACCAAACTACGCAAGCAATGCTCGCGGCACTTCGTGGTCAGCAGTTTGGTGAGCAAGGTCAGATGGCGGGGCTCAACGACCGCCAGCGGCTCCAGGGGCTCCAGGAGCGCCAGATGCTCCGTCAACAACCGCTGAACGATCTGAACCAATTGATGGGCGGTAGCGTCCAGAACCCAGTATTCGGTAATTTTGCTAATGCGGGCAACTCAGGTGGGACAAACTATAGCGGCGCAGGTCAGGATCAGTACAAGGCTGCTATGGACGACTATAATGCTGGTCAGGCACGTAATTCTAATATGTTGGGCGGCCTAATGAGTCTTGGTGGTTCGTTCCTTGGTGGTCCAGCTGGTGGTATGCTCGGTAGTGCCCTCGGCTCGTACTTCAAGCCGGGGGGCTGATCATGGACTACGACTTTGACAGCCAACAGGCTTCCGTAGCCCGTCAGCGGGCTCTGGCGGATATGCTCCGACGCCAGGGTATGAGTGCCCAGCAGCCTCAAGGACAGATGGTGGGCGGGCAGTTCATCGCTCCCTCCATCTTCCAACGCCTGAACCCGGTTCTTCAACAAGGGATGGGGAGCTACTATGACCAAGAAGCCAGCAAATCTGAGGCCGGTCTGGCTAGTCAGGCTGGACAAGCAGCTAAGGAATGGCAGTCTAGTCTCCCCCAGACAATCGCGGCTCAGACCGGGACCCCCTTCCAGGGAAGGGGTATGCTCATGGAGAGCCAGGACACCCCTGAGCAACCTGTCACTACGGGTCAAGTTCTTAGGCACACTCTTGCCGGCATGCGTATTCCGGGCAACGAGCGGGCTGCTGACGTCTACAATCGCGGCGCTCTGGCGGACCTCGCTCGTGAAGACACCCAGAAAGCCCGCAAGGAGGACCTAGCCGCAGCCCATGCCGCCAAGTTGAGTGCCCAGCAGGAGAAGGCCCAAAGCGATCTTGACGAGCTCAATCGTCGGCTTGAGGACCGGGCCTTGGACCGCACCAGTCGAGAACAGATGGCTCGCGATCAGCGTGCCCTTACGGCGCAGATCGC